CTATTGTGCATTCTCCAGTTCTATCAGACGATTATCCAGTCTGTTATACTCTCTTTGAGTTTCTTCAATTTTAGCATACATCTTTAAAATTGTCGAACCTTTTACAAAGACTCTTTTTTCGCAGTAGCGGTATAACTTCTCCTTTAACTTTCTTAAATGTAATCCACATTTTTGAAGCTCTTTCAAAAGTATTTCTTCTTCATATTCTGACAATTATTCCACCTTCCTTTCGCTACGATAATACCATTTGAAGACAAATTCTGCAATAAAAATCCATCGACGAAATTCCCTTTATTCCGACATCTTCTCGTTATTTTTAACATGTGCTATACTCCTCTTTAGTGTAGTATGTACTTTTGTACAATTCACCTTTAAAAGCCGGGAGCAGATTTCCAAATAGAACTTGCTCAAACGGCGAAAGGAGGTGATAACATGCCTATAAACTATTCATTAATTGGTATCCGCATCAAAGAAACCCGAAATCAGCAAGGAATCTCTGCGGAAGAATTAGCTGAACTGGCAAATTTATCTTCTGTCTATATCAGCTACATTGAAAATGCCAAGCGGAAACCCAGTTTAGAATCTCTTATCAAAATCTGCAATGCACTGGGAATTACGTTGGATGAACTGCTCTATGGAAATCTGCTTTACAATCCTACAGAATATCAAACAGATATTGACTTACTTATGGCAGACTGTTCCAAAAACGAAAAACGCTTCATCTATCTGATTCTTTCCGCAGTAAAGGATATTCTTCGGAGCAATGATTGGTCTTTAATTGAAAAAATACTTCTAAAAGATAACAATTTAAAAGACCTATAATTGAACCACAAATCCATTTCACTTTATATAAACCATCCGTTATTTGATTAACTGGTGGTTTATGTCTTTTTTTCACAAAAAAATTATAATGAGAATAAATCGCAATACAAGGAATTGATGACCTATGAAAGAATATGAAGAAAGAACTGAAACAATCGAACAGCAGAAAGCTCTCATTCGTGAGCGATATAAAGGAATAAATCCAGATGAACTTGATGTCATTCCTGCTCTCCCCAAACCGGATATATTCAAAACATCTTCCATGTTAAGGGTAGCTGTTTATGCCAGAGTTTCCACAGACGATCCTCGGCAGACATCCTCATATGAACTTCAAAAAAATCATTATCAGGATGTAGTAGATCGTAATCCTAACTGGAATCTCGTAAAAATATATGCCGATGAAGGAATTTCCGGTACATCTCTGCAGCATAGAGAAGCCTTCAAACAGATGGTACAAGACTGCGAAGATGGAAAAATTGACCTTATCCTCACAAAAAGCGTATCTCGATTTGCCCGTAATGTGGTGGACTGTATCGGCTATGTACGGGAGCTTCTTTCTCTCCGCCCTCCAGTCGGTGTATTTTTTGAAACCGAACATTTAAATACCCTTGATCCCAAAAGCGAAATGATCCTTTCCTTCATGTCTACCCTTGCACAAGAGGAGAGTCATACAAAAAGTGAAATCATGAATGCCTCTATTGAGATGCGTTTTAGAAGAGGAATTTTCCTGACACCACCTTTGCTTGGATATGATCAAGACGAAAACGGAGAATTAAAAATTAATGAACACGAGGCAAAAATCGTAAAACTGATTTTTTATATGTATTTAAATGGAAATACCTGTCAGGAAATTGCTGACACACTTACGGAACTTGGCTGCAAAACAAAAAAGAATAATGAAGTATGGTCTTCCGGTTCTATTCTTCAAATTTTACAAAATGAAAGACATTGTGGCGATGTTCTTGCCCGTAAAACATGGACACCAAATTATCTAGATCATAAGTCACGGAAAAATAACCAAGACCGTAATCAATATAGAAAACGTGAACATCATGAGGCTATTATTTCAAGAGACGATTTCATTGCGGTTCAAAAACTAATCAGTAATGCTAAATATGGAAACAAAGCCTTGCTTCCTGAACTTCACGTAATCCCGGATGGAGCATTAAAAGGATTCATCACAGTTAATCCCCGTTGGGCTGGCTTCAAACCAGATGATTACCGTGCCGCCTCATCAAGTATATCCGATTCAGAAAGCACACCTTCAGATACAATTCCCATTACTGCACAACTTGGTTCTTTCGACTTAAGGGGATATGAAATCGCACATGGTCAGTTTTTTGAAACCACCGGAAAAATATCAGCAACTCTGTCTTATGAAAAATTAAATTTTAGTACGGAGGCTCTCAGAAAATTTGGAGAAATCAAAACCGTAGAATTGCTGATACATCCAAGTTCTTATCTTCTCGCTGTACGGCCTTGCACACTTGAAGATAATCGAAATAAAGTCCAATGGGCGCGTCTGCGAAATGGCGTTCTGGTCCCTCGCTATATATATGGAGCAGCTTTCCTACCAACACTTTATGAATTGTTTGGTTGGAATCCCAACTGCAAATACCGTGTTCTCGGAGTAGCACATCAAAAGGGATCTGAAAATGTTCTGATTTTCAATATGAAAGAAACCGAAGTACGCATTCCGAATGAAGTACCTGCAACAACAGACAAAGATTCCCCTAATAAATCAGCAGAGGCTTCTTCCACGCCTAAAACTATCCTCGGCTATCCGGCAGAATGGATGAATAGCTTTGGAAACAATTATTATAGTCAAACCCACGCACGAGAACTGGTTGCTTTTACCAATAATAAGAATTGGCAGATCACCTCTGAAGGACAACCCTATAAGGAATCAGAACTGCATACCACGTCCAAAGCGGATCTTACGAAAGGAATCGTGGAAATTATGGAAGAAATAAAGGAGAATCGTAATGACTGACACACCTGTAAACACATGGGAACTGGCACAAAATATTCCCGAAGATATGAGCAAACCTCAAAATCCCCTGCCAGTAACTATCACGCCGGGAAAAGATGGACAATCTGATTTCATTGAAGATATGGATTTCAGCTTTGATGGATATCAAGTTGTCCGTGGCGAATTTTTCGCCCATACATTTGAGCCTTCCTTTACATTTAACAATTACAAAGTATCTGTAAATATGGCCTGTATAAAAAAACTTCCTTCTGTAGAATATGTACAGATACTCGTAAATCCAGAAGAAAAAAAACTTGCTGTAAGGCCATGCCGTGAGGAAGAAAAAGACTCTTTCCGTTGGTGTTCAGCAGGAAAAAAGAAAAATCCAAAACAAATCACCTGCCGGATATTCTTTGCGAAAGTTATCTCTTTGATGAACTGGAATCCTAACTATCGTTACAAACTTTTAGGAAAACTCATCCGATCCGGCGATGAAGTATTATTCATTTTTGACCTGACAACCCCGGAAATATTCATGCGCACTTCCAAAGAAGGAGAAAAGCCAAGAGTATCCCGAACTGCAAGCTATCCTTCTGAGTGGCAGAATCAATTCGGAGTCCCTGTCGAAGAGCATCAAAATGCCCTGCAGATCAATATTTTTGATGGATATGCAGTATTTGATGTCCATGAAAAAAAGAAAACACAGTCTCCTATACCGGAGCAGATACCAGTCCCAAACGAAAGTGAGGTGCTAGATGATGAGTCGAGAAAATCTATATCAACCCATCCTAAGTATTGATTTAAAAAAGAGCCTTATTCGTGTTCATCGCAATACACTACGGCTTCTCGGTGATCCTGATTATATTCAGCTACTGATTAATCCCAATGCCAAAATGATAGCAATAAAGGCTGGCGATAAACGGGATTATCTCGCACATAAAGTTAGAAAATATCGTTTTGAAACAGGATACAGTTATGAATTATACTGTAAAGATTTATTACAAACCATGATGACTGTAGACTGCGGTTGGGAATATGGAAATATTTTCCGCTTATATGGGCAATTTAATTCCAAAGCAGGAGTTATACAGTTTTCCATGTTGGAAACGTCCCCTTCTATGCAACAGAATACTGAATGGAGTGAACAAACATTATGAGTAACTATAACAACTATACCCTTAAACTTGATCTGGAATTTACAAATCTCATTCAGCCTTTAGAAGATCGCGAACATAAATCACTGGAACGCAAAATAAGCTCCCACGCATACAGTGAGCCAATTTACACTTGGAATGGATTGATTGTGGATGGAGTTGAAGCATATCAAATCTGTCATAAACGAGGAGTCAAATTTCGTATCAAACGCATGTACTTTTTAAGCCGGGAGGATGCAATCTCATGGATCTGCACACAGCAACTTAAACGTGAAGACCTTACAGAAGCCAACCGTAAATATGTGATTGGAAAGAAATATGATGCCGTAAAAGCGATTACTGCCCGTATTTCATCTGAAAATTTCACCACCGGAAAAGGCGGTCATACATATCGTATAGAAAAGAAAATTCCTTGCAGACACATTTCCGCAACACAGATAGCATCTGAATGCAACACATCTCCTGCTTCCGTGTACAAATACAATGAATATAGTCGCGCATTGGATAATATTTGCGAGAAAACTCCCCAAATGGTAGAACGAATCCGTTCCGGTAAACTTCGCATTTCTCACGCCAATATTATTGAGCTTTCCCGACTGCCTCATTATGAACTCAAAAAATTATATGATTACATGATTGAAAAAGGCATTGAACATCTGAGCTATCCTGATATGAAGCGTGAACTTCAATGGAGAAAAGTTGTTGCTCCAACCCCAAAGGAAAAAATCGCAGAGCCGAAACCCGTCATCAAGCAAATGCCAAAATTTGATCCCGATGCCGAGCTTTCCAGTCTTTCTCTCACAATTCCTTCTTGGTGCAGCTCCATCGAACGGGTAATGAATGTGACTGATTTCCAACGTTCTTCTAAAGAAGGAAAAAAGCGTTTAAAAATACAACTGAGTAATCTAATGACTGTAATTGATAAAATTACAAAGATTTTGGAGGAAGCATGATTATGGAAGAAAATATTGAAGAATTACAAAGATATGTCCCAAACGTTCATTTTGAACAGATACCTATTAAAAACCTTGTTTCAGACCAAAATTATCAAAGAAACCTATCTTTGCGCCATGTTGAAAAAGCGGCTGCAAACTTCGATTTGTATCAAATCAATCCTGTAAAGGTAAGCCGTAGGAATGGCATTAATTATGTGTTTAATGGACAGCATACTATTGAAATCGTGGCATTGGTATCCGGTTCCCGTGAAACTCCTGTCTGGTGTATGATCTATGATGATTTAAATTATACTCAGGAAGCAGATATCTTTGCTAACCAAATGAAATATGTAAAGCCTCTGCTGCCTTATGAAATCTTCATGGCTAACATTGAGGCTGGAAGCGAAAAAGAATTGATTATCAAAGATTTAGTGGAATCCTATGATTTATCTATCACATCCTCTTCTCACCCCGGCGGAATCTGTGCGGTATCAACATTGGTAAACATATATGACAAATATGGTTTCCATACTCTTGACCGTGTACTCCGCTTATGCGTGGCCACTTGGGAAGGCGCACCTATGTCCTTCAGTTCCAATATGCTGAACGCAGTCGCAAGGTTAGATAATGCTTTCGGAGATAAAATGAGTGATACCACTTTCAAAGAAAGGGTTGGCCGTGTTTCTGTCCGTGAAATTGGACGTCAGGCAAGAGAACGTCGCGGAGGATCTCTTGGATTTGCAGAAGCGATTCTGATTGCCTATAACAAAAAATCCAAACACCCTCTCCGCATGGATACCCTCTACGCTCATAAAACTCCACGAGGAAAAAAGGCGGATATTGAAACATCAGAAAATACCGATGTATTCGAAGATGATATGGTTGATGGACAGCTCGCTATTTTTACGGAAGAAACCGAAGAAAATATGGCTCTGTTGGAATAACCTCAGAGCCTATATCCTTACCTTAATCTCCGTACCATCCAAAAAGCGAATCACCATTATTTCTTTCCCCTGTACAATTACCCTTTCCAAAACCATCTGTCCAAGTTCTGGTAACATCTTTGTAAGAGGCGGTTGCAACGTCAATTCTATCATTTGTTCCGCACGAAGTTTTTCTAACGGATTTCCTTCCTTCTTCTTTTTCTCCCATTTTGGAAGATATTGTTCTCTTTCCGCAACAATCTGGTTCCACGCCGTGATAAACCCCTTAAGCAGGTTTTCATGCGGGAGATTCTCACTGGCACATCCTTTCACTCCATGATTTTTACTTCTGTTATTACATTGCCAAAACTCTACTCCCCTGCTTTTCCAACTTTTCTTCCCACAAACTGCACCACACTTTCCACAGACTACCCTGCAAGAAAATGGGTTGACCTCCGAGCCATATCCATAGAAAGTCAATCCCAATTCCTGCATGTAGGAATCCCTTCTTTCCAATTCAAGTTGTGCCGCTTCCCATTGTTCTTTTGGAATGATTGCTTCGTGGCTCTCTTTTACATAAAACTGCTCCACTTCCCCATGATTCTTTTTTACTTTCTTGGTAAGGAAATCTGCTGTATAAGTTTTTTGCAAAAGGGCATCACCCATATATTTTTCATTTTTTAAAATAGCCCTTACAGATGCACTTCTCCATTCTTCCCTGCCTGTACCAGTCTTGATATGATCCTCCATAAGCATTTTCGCAATAGCAGCCGGATTATAGCCATCCAAAAACTCCCGATAAATTCGCTTCACTATTTTTGCCTGTTCCTGATTTACAATCAGCTTCCCATCCTCACCTTTATCATATCCGAGAAATTTCGTACAGTCCACCTGCGGAATTCCCTTTTTAAACTTACTTCGTATGCCCCATTTGCAGTTCTCCGAAATATTTCTTGATTCGTCCTGAGCCAGCGAAGACAATATAGTAAACAATAATTCTCCTGATGCATCTAAAGTGTTGATATGCTCTTTTTCAAAAAATATTCCGATTCCAAGATTTTTTAACCTTCTGCTATATTCCAAACAATCCTGCGTGTTACGGGCAAATCTTGATATGGACTTTGTAATGACTAAGTCAATCTTCCCTTCTTCACAGTCACGAATCATACGTTTAAATTCCTCACGCTTTTTGGTATTTGTGCCTGAAATTCCTTCATCTGCATAAATGCCTGCCATCTGATATAATGGATTATCCTGAATATATTTTGTGTAATACTCGACTTGATTTTCAAAACTGTTCAACTGTTCTTCCTGATCTGTAGAAACCCTGCAATATGCCGCTACCCGAAGGTTTCTCGTTTTCTGCTGAGTCCTGCCACCCACTCTATAAGGCTGACTCGCTGGTATAACTGTAATGCTTCTCGCCATTTTTATCTTCCTTTCCCATAATATATATTTTGCCATCAGGCAGATTCCATCCCTTTATAATTTCATCGGGAATACGGACTCCCGGACATTTTGCCTGCCCCTTTCTTTTATAGCTCGAACATATCCATCTTACTGTTCCATGTGAAATATACCGTCCAAGCCTGCTTCCGCATCTTGCACAATACAATCGTCTATAGTACGGATAATTTTCCTCATTTAATTCTGGATATAAATCTTTGTGATTGAATTTTTTCTTTTTATGCTTATTCTTCCATGTTCTCTCACCTACATGCTTTAAATGTACCTCTCCATACTTATCTACAGTTCCTGAAAAATATCTGTTTCCTTCAATCTTCATCTTCCGTAAGTCGTTATCCAAAACGTGAATGCCTGTACAGAACTTTTTTGTTCCTCTCTTCTGTCCGGAGCAATCCCAAGAAAGCCGATGCCCATGACTGTACACCCGTGGCTTCAAAGGCCATCCACATTTTGCACAAAAAATATGATTCATGTAAGGATAATTTTCTTCCGTGAATTCCTGAATCACAGAGTGTTCGGCTCTTTCTGCCCTCATGTCTTCCAGCTTCCGCTGTGCTTTTTCCCATGTTTTTTCCGATACAATCGGCGGATGATTGTCTTTTGCATAGTACATGGCTTTTTCGCCACGATTCTGCACTTGGTGTCTTTTCTCATCTATAAAAGTTTTCTGCATAAGAACATCACCCTTGTAAATTTCATTTTCCACAATGCGGAAAACGGTACTCGCTGTCCACTCTGCCCCCTGAACGGTCTGAATATTTCTCGCATTCAATACTCTTGCAATGTTCGTACAGTTCACGCCCTGAATCACCAAATCATAAATTTCCCTGATAACGGACGCTTCTGGTTCTTTTGCCCGATATTCTCCATTTTCATCTTTTTCATATCCATAAGATCTTTCCAAATAAGCTACGACTTCGCCATTCTCAATGCGGTGTAAATAAGCCATCTTGGAACTCTCACTTGCAGATTCACTTTCTGCTTGTGCAAATGCTGCCAATATGGTAAGCAGCAATTCTCCCGCTTCCGTAAGCGTATTGATGTTTTGCAGTTCAAAAAAAATACCGACATTTCGTTCCTTCAGCTCTCTGGAAGCTTTCAGAACAATTGCGGTATTTCTGGCAAACCGTGATACGGATTTTGTAATAATCAAATCAATCTTTCCATTTTTCGCATCCTGCATCATTTTCAGAAACTGAGGGCGGCTTTCCTTAAAACCGGAAATTCCAAAATCTGCATAGACACCTGCGAACTCATAAGCAGGATTGGCCTGAATCATCTCTGTATAATGAGACACTTGATTTTCCAATGAGTTTTCCTGCTCAGATGCTTCCGTGGATACTCTCGCATATGCGCAGACTTTTAAACGTTTTTTCTCTTTTCCCATCTCAGCTTTTCTGACTTCAATTTGCATAATGGTCTCCTCCCTTCTTTTTTGGTAGTCTATATATCACTCTAACCCCCAAGAATAGCAAGTCTTTTTTCCGATACCGTTTGTTTTCTATGATGGGAAATAACGTAAAAAAATTCTGCCGGACAGAATTTTACCGCCCGGCAGAATTTTATAATCTCTTTACATAATCAAGTGAAATCCAGCCTACACCGGATTTCAGTTTTCCCCACCCTCTATTGGAACCTGTACCGGCCCGTTCTTCTGTAATGGTAAAAACTCCTTTTCCCGTAAACTTCCCTGTTTTTCCATAATTTGTCCCCGGACCTTTACGGATATTTAAATCCGTCGCGGTGACTTCCACTAAATATGGCGAAAAATCAGTTTTTGGATAAACCTGTTTTCCAGATGTATTAAACACGGCATATCCTTTGTTCGCATCTGCACACTTCTTCGCATTTTCCAGTTCATGAAATGCTCCTTTTTGTGAAACGGCATCTTCCCAAGATTTGCGGACACGATACATTTCCTTTGTTTCATCTGGCTTTACAGTCCCTCCCTGCATTTTTTCCTTTACATCTTTACGAAAAGTATTCATGGTATATCCCATTCCAAGACCGTTCCATAAGTGTTCCGGGTCTCCGTGATTTGACGCAATACCTCTGGCATGCCCCTCTCTGTGGCTGATAATCACGCCATCGGCAGTCGGATTAAGACCATAGAGTTTACAGAGATATGCAAACAGCTCCACCGCCGCTTCATACGTTTTCTTCACAGAAGTCCTCGCCGCCGACAGATTCGAACAGGTAAAGCTAGAACCTCCTGTGTAACGGATGCTGGCAGGCTCACACATCTCTACACCAATATGGGTATTATTTCCACTTCCTTTTGGACCTGATGCGCAATGCCATCCCCTATGATTCCACGGAAGCGTCTGATATACCGTACCATCATTTCCGTCAATAAAGCCGTGTACGCAGGCTGTTCCATAAGATGGCGTATTCCAATTTTTAATAAACACCGATGCATTTGGCTGCGGACATCCCACGGAATGCAGCATTAATCCTTTTACCGTAATCTTTCTTCCTGCTGTATAGCATGGATTTTTAGTCATGATACTCTGTACTAACTTCATAGATTCCTCCATTTCCCGAAAAAAGCACCGTTTAATCACGGTGCTCTTCGTCATCCTCTTTCAACTGTTCCAATACGTTCTTCAGCTTCTGTGGTACCGGAAGACCGATTCTTGTCGCATTTTCCAAAATGGAAATTCCTTCATTAGATAAATAGAAGAAAATTACCGCTGTACGGACAACACTTCCATCACAAATAATCTGTGTGTCCACGATATGCCCGACTGCTACCAGACAAAAAATCACGACTTTTTTCACGATTCCGTGAAAACCAACCTCACTGGAAACTTCTTTATTGATGACTGCTGCCATAAGTCCCGTGATATAATCCACCACCACAAAGACGATCAGGGCATACAAAAATCCATCAAAGCCTCCAAGAACTGCTCCGATTGCTCCTCCCATCGCTGCAAAAACATATTGCATGGTTGTTACAAATTGCTTCATAGTCTTTTCCTCTCTTTCTCCCTTTCGGGTATTAAAAAAAACAGCCGATTGGCTGTCATTTCCTTATGCTGTACGTTTCCACATATAGCAGACAATATATGGCTGTAAATTCGAATGGGAAGCTCCACCGCCCGCTTTTGCGATCGTCCCCTTTGGTGTCAGAGAATGCGTATGACTTCCAGCATTGCTTGTCGGTGCTGTTGCATCTGCTCCCGATACACCGCTTCCATGCACGGTATATCTGCTGCTCCCTGCACCTCCGTCTGTATCACGTCCAATGTTGTGTGTATGACCTCCGGCACTTCCTGTTGTTGTGGCGTTTCCTGTAAAAGTATGCGTGTGGGAGGGCATTTGATTTGCAGTAAGTGTTACCACAGAAGAACCACCTGTTTTTTCCACAGTATTAAAATTCCCATCACCAGTATTGATACCTACAGGGACTCTTCCTGCTCCCCACGCCACCCAAGTTCCTCCAAAAAATTGGCTCGGATTTATATTAACCACACTCATATAAATACTTCCAACCGGATAGATTGTTTTCGCAAACTGTTGGATATAATCCTTAAGAAGTTTTCCATAAACCCGCACATCCCAGTCTTCTGACACTTCAAACACATTTTCATCCTCTGCAACTTTACCAACAGCTACTCCTTTGCCGCCACGTTTAAAATCCATTACTACTGCTGCTGTAGAAATGATCTCTTGTATTGAAACAGAAGAAAACGTATCTTTCAGGGTATAACGAACATCAAAGGAATATTCTGTAGAAATATTTCCCCCGCCAAAAACAACAGCCGCTCCTGATACAAATGCCCCTGCTGCTATCCATGACTCTGCTGTTGTTCTTTTATAATGAATTGTTCCAGATGCAGTATTCTTTCCCCCACATGATGCAAATTTAAAATTTATCACGCTTCGTACATAAGCCCCGTCCTCATTGACCGCCCCATTACTCAAACATCTTTGCGATGTTGAATTGATAAAAGACGGAGGCGAATAGGGAACTACCGTAATCGATACTGTCTTCTCATCTGAAGTTCTTCCCCTAGAATCCGTAACAACAGCAGAGAATGTGATCGTACCTTCCGTATTCAGAAACCCTGTTGTAAAGCTGGATGCCGTGCTGGTATAACCTCCGCCTGTTATGGAATATGCAGTAATACTCGATCCGTAGCTACCTGCTGCACCATTGATTTTTAAGGTTGCTTTTGATTTTGTCTGTACATAAATGCCCCATGCAGATGGCACTTCTCCATCCACCCTCGCTGCAGTCAGACTGGTAATAGATGGCTTAATGGAGGCCGGAACGCTCAAAGTCAATGTACATGTCTTACTTCCAATATTTGTGCTTCCGTTATAGGTCGTGCAGGTAATCGTACAGGTTCCCGTAACCGCTTTTGGTATCTGATTTGCCAATGAAATCGGTGGATTCCATGTAACCGAGGTGGATGCTGTTTTTGAAACAATCGTCCCCGTCGCACCGCCAAAAGCGTATACCAATGTGTGGGTAAACGCAGAAGATGCACGGGAAATTTGTATCACGGATGCCTTCCCCAACTCTGCATTTGAAGCTGTCACGGAAGATGCTCTTGGAATGGAATCCAAAGTTACGGTTGTATTTGCCGTAATAGAATCGTAAAAAGTTCCTGATAATGTTGCCTGAATCTTAAACACAACACTCATGGAAATTGCCTTCCCACCGTCACTTCCATGCATGACTTTCTGAGATACCGTTCCCAACAAATGTGTTCCTGTTGAACCGATGGAAGGGGATGTGAAATTCTGCGCCTTTCCATCAATCGTCATCGTATTGTTATTTCTGCTGTTAATCGACAATGACCAGTCATTAACAAGATAAATCCTGCAGGTAATTGTAGATGTATTCTCCGACACATTCTTCGTCTGCGTCCAATCTACCCGCACCGCATAATGTCCATCACGGATAGATCCCGAAAAACTTCCACTGGATGCCAACTTTCTCACCTTCTTTCTAAGACGGATCACGCCATTTGATTGACAAATTTCCTGTGCTTCTCGGTATAAAATCAAACCATCCCCGGACTTCATTGCCCAGAGACAGTTTGTTTCGAATTTCTGCATTGGTTATGACGAGAATCTGATTGGAAATATAAGCAATTTTCTGCCCATTCTCCTTAAATGAGAGTTCTTCATTGGATAATTCCGCTGTAAATGCATTCCCGACTTTTCCTAATTCAATCAATGCTCCCTTGAAACGAATGTATTCTTCCAAAAGTGTTTGATTGGCAGAGACATTATTAATGATTTCATTTGTTATCTTTGTGAAGTCCATTCGGATTTCTGAACTGTTCTGTGTAATGCTTGCCTGAAAGTCTTTTTGGATTGTTTCCAATTCTGATTTCGTAAGATACGTTTCCCTGACGGTATGCTGAATCTGTTCTGAAGTTTTACTGATTTCAGAATAGCACTCATGGATATTCTCTTTTAACGACTCCACATCGTCCTTGACATCCTCATAGTCTTTCATGCTCTGGAAACTGGCTTGGCACGTTGTCAATAATGCCATTAGGCCACCTCCTATCCTTTGGACACGTCACATTGCAGGGTTACAAGACTGTCAATATCCTTTGCGGATAAATAGATCACTTTTCCACTCTTTTCAAAAGTAATCGCTTTTCCATCTTTATCCTGCATATACCATGTATAGGTCAGAGTCTGCTTTTCCGTAGCATTTTTCCACTCTGCGCCATCATACTTCATTAAAACAACACTTTGGGCAGTATGATCCACCTTGTACCAGAAATCTCCTGATTTTGGACTTGACGGAGCAGTTTCCCCAATGTTTCCAAGCAGGGCATCCACTTCTTTCTGATTCGTCCGCACAATCACATATGGAACAACTCCGCCTAAATTATTCTTTACCGTAAATCCTCCGATGGACAGCATTTCTGACACATAGGGATCTGACTTATCTTCCACGGTTATCACATCCGCATAGCTTTTTCCGCCATACGTCATCGTACAACGGTAGGATTGAATGTTGACAATATCCGCTCCCGATACGGTAAGGGACGAAGATGTCGCACCGCTGATATTATTCCATGTTCCTCCTACATATTTTGCCCACTGATAGGTAGCACTTGTAATTGCTGTTGAACCGCTATAGGCAGATGTTGAAAGAAGTAATGTCCCCGACTGATTTAGCACCACAGTTCCATTTGGTGCGTATACAGAAAACACGACTGCACTCGCTCCTGCATTTCCTTTATTGGATTTTGACCATGAAAACTGTTTTATTACCTTTTTCCCTGAAATTGTAAAAGTTAATTCTATCGTTCCATTTAATACAGACGCTCCACCTAATGTTGCATTTGCCGCGAATAAAAGGGACAGCTTACCAGCTATCGTTGCCGTGGCTGCTGTGTTCGTTTTCACCGTAACACCATCCGGCAATGTTCCTACCGTACATGTACAGGGAGTCTGTTCAATTCCGACATACCCAGTAAAAGGAATGTTTACAAGAACTTCTGCCGCTACAGCTCCATTTGCTGTACAAGCAATGGACTGTGTTTCATTTCCTAAAATAACCGAAAGACCACCTTTTCCATCACCACCAGCAGCACCCGGATCACCTTTTTCTCCATCATAAATTTTTGTAATGGTTACCGTATCATAAACATCCACATCATCTGTCAATAATTTAATCTGAGCTACATTATTAAAGAAAACGGAATGTGTCGGTTTAACCACCAACGTTCCACCAGTAATGCTGCCATTATCAGAAGTAGTTGGATAATCCACCCAGTTTCCAGAACTATTTTTATACTGCCATTTGCTGATAGACACTCCCTGTACCTGTGCGGTAAGCGTAGCCTGTGCCGCCCCTACCAAAGAAGAACCCGCATCGTATTTAAATACATGGGTATCTGCCGTCACGGATGCCAACTTAGCATTTTGTGCATTCTTAACCAGCGTATAGGTAATATCTGAAGAAATATTAACGGTGTTTTTTGTTTCTGAATCGTAGTAACTGATATAACAAATGTAAGTGATCATCCCCGAAGATGACGTAGCAAGATTATCCTTATTTACGGTAAGGATTCCTCCCGCCACGGTCTCTCCTGCGATCAATGCGCTTTCCGCCCCTGTCCCATCTTTTCGTTTCCAATTGATAGATAATCCTGACGCACCTAATGAAAGATTCGTCTGATCCAGAAAAATAACAGGGGTTAACTTCAGATTCGTGACCGCCCAGCTTGGAGCATAGGTATGTGGCAGCACGTTTGGATTTTCACTCTGCGTCTTCGGCAGATTGGACGTGATATACGCTGATAGTTTTCTTTGATCTGTAATGTCAACGAATGTCTGCTGACTGGAAGTTAAAATTGTAGCCATATAAAATTCCTCCTAAATCTTAATCTCACAATAAAAGGATGCATTATCCTGCACATCTTCTGTCGTGATTACAATCGATTTCCTTCCTGCATGAAGCCGATCCCAATCCGCATCTGTTTCCTCATTTCCAGAGTTACGATGCCAACAGAATGCAGACGCATCCAATGTATCCGTTATCTCTTTATCCCAAGAATATACCCGGCACCTTATGGTGCTTTTCTGTCCCCGGTCTTTGAAAATATTTACTCCCTCCACCAATAGTTCCGTCCGATACATCTTTGAAGATTGTATTTCTTCTACTTTCCCTGACATATCTTCCAATTTGGAATCTTGATCCATGATATCTTTTTCCAATGTATTCAGATTCCCATGTTGTTTCGCTGATAAGGAAGTCAGCGTTATGCTGGACGCACCGATTGTGATGGTGTTTCCCGATGGATTCAGATAATCCCTTGTTTTACTCACGCAAAGGTATCTTCCATCAATTCCATGCGGTGGAGACAAGCAGTCCACGTATTGTCTGGCATGAATATCCATAATATCAACACCTGCATCCGATTCATCCACAATGGAAAGTTCCATACTTGTGATACCTTTTGCCAATTCTGCCACCCGGCTTTTCGCTTTTCTGAGAAGGTTCCCCGGCTCGGTTACATCATCCCAAACTTCTACTGTCCAAATCCACCCTATCTCTTTTAAGGCTTTTTCATCATAAACATACTCTACTCCTTCATTTACGCCTGTAATGGTCACTCTTTTTCCAGTTTCCACTTCATTCCCGTCTTCATCAGTTTCTTTAATTTTTGCTCCAAGTGGAATCAAAACCGTGATTCTCTCCGTATGGTCCTGAGTAATTTTTACATCCAAAAGATTTTTCCCATACTCCACTTTTTGTAAAGAAAAGGTTGTGAAATCTTCTAGATAATCCAACATTTTCCCTTCTCGTGTATATCGTACCTGTAAGTAACCGCCATGCGTTTTCATCAGTTTCTCCTGTATTGCGTCCAATGTTACGGAATATTCAGAGCTACTATAAGAAATATAATCATTGTTATCCTTCACAGTCACATTTCCTATATGAAACTGTTTCTTTTTTTCTACCCGCTTGTTATGCTCTGTCAGAAACAGTTCCAAAAGCCCCTTTAAATTTCCTTTATATGAATACGGCGGCTGCATGGAATCTTTCAAATATGCAAGTGCTGATTCACAAGTCCATGTATGAGTATTATAAAAATCAATCCCATCATCCAACGCCCTACCTTCAAATACAGTATTCTCTCCTTTTTTACACACGATTTCAGAAGACATCGGTTTCATATCCTTCAGATACGGATGGTTATAAGGTGCAGACAATATCAAACTGTCAATGTTTTCTGCATCTTCTTTTACCTGTGCCTGAGTGATGGCAAGACGAGAAAAATGTGGATGGTAGAACAACTTTCCATCCACATAAACACGAAATAATTTCATAATCTCCCCTCCCGATAGCGGAATGTTGTGACACCCTCTCCCTTAACACTCAGGCGGTTTTCCCCTGCTCCAAGTTCCATTTCCGGGAACTCCCATGTTCCGGCACTTACGGATTTTTCATAGGTATCTTCTCCTATTCTCCAAGAAAATGCGGTCTCCCCTGTGGTGATCACTACCGGAACCACAGGCATAAAATCGTTTTGAAGTGTAACCGTGCCACTTCCAGAAATCACGACTTCGCTTTCCTTCACATGGTAAAAATAGGAATCTCCATCCGTACACTCCAACGTGATTGTGCCTTTTCTAAGCAGCGGATCATATACAGGGGCAAACTCTACAGTCCCAAGTGCATATACATCGGGTTCTTCAGAACGGATTACCTTAATCAGCTTTCCAGCATATTGATTCACAAGTTCGGAAACCTTCTGATCATATTGCTTTCTGGTACCTAACATTGACAGAACAATGGTAAAACTTCGTGGCTGATACGATACCCTTCCTAACGCTTCTGTATATCGGATTGGAGAATTTCTTCCCGGAACAACGATTGTATTCGTTTGGGACTGTGGTGTCGGAAAATCAATATTTTCCCGAATCCATCCCATCTCACGAACAGATTTTCCATTTAATTTCACATCAGGGATCATAAACTCAACCTCCTGTTCAACTTCTGTGCCTGTCCCAAACGACTGTCAATAGCCGGAAGCAGATGTCCCACCAATGTTCCATCTTCCAAATAAATGCCCTTACTGCTGTTATTGGCGATTACGGCAAGATACTGCTCCATTTTTCCCGTATTCATCCGGCTTGATAAAATATGCTCTAACTGATCATAAAACCCTTTCAATGGAAGAACCGCTTCCTTACCTGCTTCTCCTCCTGCCATTAAGCTGCTTCCATTCATCCCAAAAACAGTAGGCTTGGTTAAAATACCACCTTCCTTATACCAATCAATGGAAAGATGCGGTACACTCGGAGGCGAAAGTGACAACTTTCCTGAAATCTTAAAATGTGGCAGCTTGATTTTAGGAAGTTCCAGTTTCATACCGGAAAAGAATCCTGTAATTTTATCTATGATTCCCTTCACCGCATTTTTTGCTGCTTCCACTGGTTTTATAATCGCATCTTTGATTCCATTCCATACGGAAGTTGCTGTACTTTTAATCCCGTTGAAAATAGAAGTAACCGTGCTTTTCACGCCATTGAATACGGAACTGACCTTACTTTTTATGCCATCCACCACAGAAGAAATTACGGATTTGATTCCATTCCATACGGATGACGCTACCGATTTCACAGCATTAAATATTGTCGACACCGTAGTTTTGATGGCATTTAAAACAGATGATACCTTACTGCTTATCGCATTCCATACTGTAGAAATCACGTTTTTTATCGCACCCATCACAGATGAGATTGTACTGGAAACTGCATGGATTGCAGATGACACTACAGATTTAATGCCCTCCCATACGGAAGAAACAATTCCTTTGCAGTTCTCCCAAATCATCTGGAACGGTAATGTTATAATATCAATCGCACCCTGAATAATAGAGCCAAGCAGCATGACCGCCGTCTGTACCACATTACATATTCCTTCCCATACAGACTGCAAGTGCGTCCACAAATTTGAAAACCATGCTTTTAGAGAATCTACCATTGCACCAATTCCGGTACAGATGGTATTCCACAGCTCTCCGAACCATTGTGTAATCGCACCCCAATTTTGTATAATCGCAATAATTCCGGCAATCGCCGCTGCCACCGCTGCAATGACAGCAATAATAGGAAGCATTGAAATATTCAAAGCACCCATCGCCACAGAAATAGCTGCAATAACCGGAGTAAGGGCTGTGAACGCCGCCAGCAATGCCCCTAAAATAATGACGAAATTTTGAACTGGTCCCGGTAATCTCTCAAACCATCCTCCAATCGTAGTAATCACGGATACCAATGGTGGAAGAATTGCATTTGCCAATTCCGCCAGTTTTTCTCCTAACGGTACTAATGCCTGCTGTAATTTTCTTGTATTGGATTCCATCTGCTGCATCGGTGTTGTTGTTGCATCGAACATCCCCTGTGCAGATCCTTTTACGCTGTCATAAGTACTTCCGACAGAAGTCAGGGACGTAATGAATTTTAAGTTTCCATCTTCCGCCATTGTTCCAAACGCTAAAGCAGCAAGGTTTAACGCTTCCTGTTGATTCGTACAGTTTCCGATATCTGCCACGATAGAATCAATGACCTGCTTCTGTGTTGCCCCTCCATTCTGCCATGAAGTAAATAATTCCTGTGTTTTTGTAGAAAAAGAACCAATGGACTCTCCAATTGTTCCATCTACAAGACGGGTCGTCACTTCATTGATGGCATCATTTACCTTGTCAAGATTATACGCACCATTCTTCAAGCCATTGTCCAGCAATTGGAAATACTCCGATGCCGAATATCCAGCCTGAGAAAACTTTCCTGCATATTCACTCAGGTTATCTCCTAACTCATTTGTTTTATCCAATCCATTCTGTGTACCAACTACGATATAATCCATCGCTTCCTGTGCGGTTAAACCATACTGCTGCATTAAAGAATTCACGCCACGAAGCGTTTCATTCATATCAATTCCGTATAATTCGTCCAACGTAATGGCCTGCTGTGTCAAATTAGTAAGGTCTGTTTCACTCAGATCACCCAAGTTCTTTTTTACCATAAGAACGGCATCTGCCACGCTGTCCATGCTTTCTCCCACACCATCCGAATACACAGATTTAATAACATTTGCTGTGTCCTCTGCTGCCTGTCCGGTTTCTCCAAAATACGCATTTACTTTTGTGACTGCGTTTTCTGTTTCCGCATAAGCATCCATCGCTTTTGTTCCGATGTCCTGAATTTTATCTCCTACAGCAGAAAGCTGATCTGCTGTCTGCATCAAGGCAGCACCTTTTGTATTTTCCGCAATCTGCCCCACATCCTCGGCAGTATCCTGAGCCGCATCCCCTGCCTGCTTTAATTCTTCAATCAGATTACGAATAGCTTCTCCATCATCAACCGTATCTAACGCATCGGTCAATTGACGGATATCTGCTTTCCCTCCTGTTGCAGACTTTCCAATTTTCTCAATAGCTGTCTTCATTTGATCTGAATTGGCAGTTCCATTTTTAATCGCAGAAACTAATTTACTCCCAAGAACATCCGCATAATCATCCACTTCTGTTCCTGTCGAAGAAAATAATTTTTCCAATCTTGCCGTATTGGAAGAAAGACGGTCTTGTTCCGTTTGGAGAGAGGATAAATCATTTTTATACTGATTCAGCTTTCCTCGTGTTTCCTCTATCTCTCTTTGAAATGCCTGATATTTGTCCTGACCTATATCCCCCCTTTGAAAAGCTGCCGTAACCTGCTCCTGTGCAGATTCCAATGCTTCCAATTTGTCACTTGTCTGACTAACCGCTTGCGAAAGTAACTGCTGCTTCTGTGCCACTAATACGGTATTTGATGGATCGAGTTTCAACAATTTATTTACGTCATTGAGGGCAGACTGTGTCTTAGTAATTGAAGAATTCACGCCACGTAGCGCTTTATCAAGGCCTGTGGTATCTCCTCCGATTTCAACTGTAATTCCTTTAATCCTGTTTCCCATGTCTGCACCTCCTCCCAAAAAGACATAAAGAAAGCCCGGATTTCTCCGAGCATGAAAAAAGCACCGATTCTTTTTTTGAACCGATGCCATCCCACTATTTTAT